CCCCGACTGTGAAGTTAGGGCTTTTTTCATTTTAAAAATCTTCAATTCGTTTATTAATTAATTCTAATTCTCTATTTAATTTATTTTCAGGAAAAACATCTAATAGTTTTTGAGGGTCGAAAAGAATACCATAAACATTATATGTCTCTTTTTTTTCAATACATTCAATCAAAGATTGTTTTATCTTATCATAATTACCATTATCCATATTAATACGGCATTCTAGAGAATCCCTTTCACGCAGTAATCCCATTAGCTCGTAAATTTTTTCTTTTTTCATTTTAAATTAAATTAGTTATAAAAATATAGCTGCCCTTATCCTCTTGCATTTATACATTGTAGGCGCGCTGCTGTGCCTCGTTAATTGATAATGAGCAACTTTTTTATTTTTCTGTTCGGGATAAAAAAATGCTAAAAAAAGAACCCACAAAAATCTATTCCTTACTGTTTATTTGCAACTAAAAAATAAAAAATCTCTCTTTGCTGTTTTTCATTTTAATTTTCGTTTTCGTTTTCTACTTGATCGCCTTGATGCAAGATGCCAATCACCACACCATAGGCACTTATATACGCTAAAGTACTCACCTGTAAAGATACCAAGCCCCTTATTGGCTAAAACGGCTTGATATCGGTGGCGATACTGTATTTTGCAACTCGGGCATTTCATTTTACAACCCTATCATTCTGAACATTTTACTAACTTTCAAATCATACTTGATAGCTATTTCAGTAGCTATCTCAGCGTTCTTTGCACCACCTGCACGCTGACAGTACTCACGCATAGCTTTTTCGGTAGCGTTGCAAAGTTCGCATTGGTCAACAATAATCACTACACCACGCCCATCAAGGTGCTTAACCTTATGAAATGATGGTAACGTGCCATTAGCTATTCTATTGCGTAGCGTATTATGGTGCATACCGTATTTCTCACAATATTCTTTTCTTGTGTATACTATCATTTTGCTTGTATTTTAAACACAAATATACGGCTATTTTTTAATAAAACAATAGCTAGTGCTTATTTTTGCATAAAATAATTACAAATAAATGGCAATAATCAATATCAACGGCATAATTGGACAGGACTACACATATAAGCAGTTCATCACTGACTATGCCAATGCTGGTGAAGAACAGATTAGATTGCTTATTGATAGTCCGGGCGGTTTCGTTGACGAGGGCGAAAACATAGCAGAATTTATTAGCCAACATGCAACACGCTTTTTATCAGTTTCAAATAGCGGTGACGTTGCAAGTATAGCAGCTTCAATCTTTTTGGCGTTACCATTTGAAAAAAGGTTTTTTGATTTGAGTAAGGGTGTGCCATTGATTCATAACCCGATGTTTCAACCGAATGCAGACGAAAGCTTCACAGCGTTAGAACTTGAACAACTTTCTGATTCAATGGCTACAACTGAAAAGAAAATCAAAGCATATATTTCAAAACAAACAGGCTCTGATCCCGATGTAGTAGGTGCTTTAATGAGCATTAACGAACCGTTAAACGAAGCTCAACTTAAATCAATCAATTTTGCTAATCTAATTAAATTTCAACCAATTGCACTAATAAAAAAAGATATGAATACAGAAGAATTAAAAGAACAAAAATCAATGCTCGAAAAAATCGTGGCATTATTAACTCCGAAAGGTAAGGCGGTTAGCTTAATGCTTACCGATGCCAATGGCGTTCAAATTGACTTCCCCGAAGTAGCCGAAGGTGGTACGGTAGTAGTTGGTGACAAAACCAATGCAGCAGATGGCGAGTACGTAATGGCTGATGGTGCTACTTATGTAGTTGCTGGCGGTCAAGTTACCGAAATCAAACCAGCCGAAGCTGAAGGAGGTGAAGACATGGAAGCCATCAAGGCCGAAAATGCAGCGCTTAAAGCTGAATTGGAAGGATTGAAAGCGCAAGCCGTAACAAGTCAAGCAACTATAGCAGAGGTTAAAGCTCAAGTAGTGGCAATGCAAGGACGCATTAGATCACAGATGGATGTTGAAGCTCCAGCTGAAAAGAAAGAAAAAGAAGTAATAACAAACCGTTTTAAATAAAATAAAAAAACATGGCAACAGTAGTAGATTTAACTAATTTAACAATTAACGCTGAAGAAGCTCGTACACTTGCGGAAGTACAAGCTCGGTTAATGCTTGAAAATCCCGCTTTTGAAAGTATGTTTACGACCTTTACTGGTTTTACTTACGCTCAAAAAATTGCACTTGCAAACGAATTAGGCTTAACAGGCAAGCTTGATGCAGGTGGCGCACGTCCAACGACTGGTAATTTGAAAGCTGGGTTTACAGAAAAAGAAGTAAAAGTCGTAGGTATTGGCGATACGTTGTATCACACCCAATCCGATGTTAATCAGAACTGGAAGCCTATGATTCGCAAATTTGCAACCGATTTTAAGGAGTTGGATATGAATAGCGATGTGGCTAAATTCATTACTGCCATTTTGGAGCAGGCTGTAACAGAAGCTCGTTGGAGAATGGTAATGTTGGGGGACAAAGCAGCCGACACAGTGGCAAATGGTGGCGTATTGTTAAATGGTACCGACAAAACATTGTTTAATGCATTGGATGGCGTTTGGAAACAAGTAGCAACAGGAGTAGCTGCAACAACTATCAAGAAAACTGCTATTGCTGAAAATGCGCTTGCAACTTTCGCATTGCAATTAGGGCTTGCGGCAGATGCTGGTTTGAAAGCATTGAAAGGAATGTACGACAATTCTCCAGCGGTTTTGAAAGGTAAGCCTGATGCATATTTTTGCTTAACCCCTGAATTGTATTACAATTACGAGGAGTATCTAGCGACTACCCCCGTGACTGGTGGAGGTTTAACCGCTGCAATGATTGATGGAGTTAAGGTGTTAAAATACAAAGGTTATCCAGTTATTAAAGACGAGATAACAGGTGCAATTTTGAAATCGCATTTTCAAAACGGAACTAAGTATTCAAATCCTAATCGTGGTTTCTTTACTTGCAAATCGAATTTAGGATTTTACACCACCTCGGATACCGACATTTCAAAAGTGGAATCATTTTATGATTTGTTGAACAGACAAAACGTAATGGCTTACCTCTTCAATATGGACGTATTAATTCTACGTGAGCAGTTGATTACGGTAGCATATTAATCTCAAATAGCATGAGGGGGTTGGTTCTCCCTCATGTAACTAAAACCAAATAAAAAATGGCTTGTAACAACAAAATAACATTAGCGATAGTAAATAGCTGTACCCCTAAAAAAGGTATCGAACCAACGGCCTATTGGGGGTTCAGAGAGGAATTGCAGCTAACTATTGTCGACAATGCAATAACTAACATGGTAGCTCCTCCACTTGGGGTTATATCGGGCTCTAAATTCTTTATGAATGCTGGGCACGATGTGGCGGTTTTCGAAGATCAAGATGACAGATTCCTTCATAAATTCACGGCTACTATTACCGAAAATTCTGTGGCTGTGGATAAGATGGACGACATTGTGTTATTCGTAAAAGCAAACGGTGAAACAACGTGGAGCGTATACGGTGCAAAATGTGGGCTTTGGAAAACTTCTCAGGCGCAAATGGCAAACGATAATCATGGAATGACAGCATTAGAATTTGCAAGCCGTGAAGGAATGGAGGAAGATTACAGCAAATATGTGACTTCTATCGACATTGCAGCATTACCGAACATGACCACTTTCGATTTGATTTATGGCGGAACAATGCCGAACAATGGAGCTGTAAAACTTACAATTGATGCAGGTAAAATAGGTTATATTTTACTGCCTAATGGCCAAATACTTACAAGCAATGGCGCAGGAGTTATAAACGCTACTTACACAGGAGCAACTGGAAGCATTACTTATTATGTGCCGAAAAATACATTGTTAATTGATTACTCAGGAACTGAATTGATTGATACTGATAATTTAGCATTAAAATCAGCTATTTCAATAACATCTTCAAGAGAAGTAGTAGGTGGTGAATTGAAAACAAATAGTTCTACTATTTTTGGAAATTTAGACGCTGATACAAAAGCAAAAATTATTTTATCAACTGCAAATGGTTGGACTTTGGATGTGTTAAATTATATCCCTAATTTAGCGAATGTAATGCACATCGGAAATTCAATTACATTATCAGTTCCATTTGGTGGAATTTGGTGGGGTACTTGGGGTATGGCTGCAAGTGAAGCAAGTAAGGATTATGTAAATGTATTTAATTCAAAACTAAATACTGATTACGATATTACTCTTGCATCTAAACGTTTAAATATAGCAAATTGGGAAGCTAATCATGCAACATTTGACAAATCAACTCTTGATAGTAATTTTGACGGAACGGAAGATTTTATTGTCGTGAAAGTTGGTGAAAATGTAGCAGAAACACCAGAATCATTGGCAACATTTACTGCTGATTATGTTGACTTAATTCAATACATTAAAGGTAAATCGCCAAATGCAACAATCATTCTTTGTACTTCATATTTTACTTGGGGTAATGATATTAAAACATCAATGATAAATGCTGCAATAGCTTTGAATTTGCCATATATTGATCTTGATTCACTTGATATTCCTGCTAATAATTCATTTATTGGTGCTGAGGTTTATGGTGATGACAATATATTACATACCATAAATGATGGCGCAGTTGCAGCACACCCATCGGATGTTGGAATGGCGGCTATTGCAAACTTAATACATCAAACAGCATGGACATTATAAAAGACAGTGCTTTATATTTTGCTATTCGAGACGATAAATTAAAGAAAAAAGCAAAAAAATATGCAGTGAAAATGCCACAAGAGGCTAAAGATCAAATGAAAGCTGAAAAGCCTGATGTGTATAAAAGCATTTTTGGCGAAGAAATACAAACAATTTAAAAAATAAACAATATGCCTTGCAACAACAAAATTACAGCAGCGATAAGTAACAGCTGTAACCCTGTAAAGGGATTTGAAAAAATATGGTTAGGGAACCGCTCCGAGTTTACTCGCACGGCTACTAACAATGAAATCACAATTACTAAAATTGGCAGTGTGAAACTTTACACCGCAACAGGGTACAAAGATTTTGCCAATGGTGGTTCGGATGGTGCTGTAAAAGATATGCTCCCAACATCGTTCTTGCACAAAATGACTCTAAACCTTACGGTAGGTACTGCTGCTGATCAAAAGAACATTGACAAGGCAGATGATATTTTTGTATTTGCGAAACGTAAAGGCACGACCACAATTTTAGCCTACGGTGTGACCAATGGCCTTTGGAAAACCTCACAGGCGCAAATGGCAAACGATAACAACAGCATGATAGCAGTTGAGTTTGCCACACGTGAGGGCGAAGAAGAAGAATATTCTTGCTATTTCTCGCAACTTACCGAAGCTCAATTAGACGCTTTGACAGTATAAAAACATTAATTTCAACCTAAAAAGCCCGATTTACAACCGTTTTTCGGGCTTTTTCACACTAAAAACCACCTAAAATGGCAAGCAATAGACAACTAACAGTCATTAACACCCCGAAAAGGAACGAAATAAAGCTCGACAAACAGACTGGAATCTTCAATAACGGGCCTGATAATGCCTACCCGCAGCTAATTGAGCGCATAATTAACGGCTCTGTATCGGCTCGTACTGCTTCAGATATGCTTAAAAAGTTCTTAATTGGTAACGGATTTGCTCAGGACGGCTTAAATCAGACCGTTATTTATAAAAGCTTCATGGGCGAAACTACGCTTTATGACCTATTAAGTCAGGTTGCAGGTTCAATCGCTAAGCATAGAGGAGCTTATGTTCAGGTGCAGTGGAATATGAATGGTAAAATTAGCGCTATCAAGCATTTGCCTTACCGTGATTGCAGATTAGGTAAAGTTGATTCAAATAATTACAGCGGTTTGATTTATTTGTATAACAATTGGGATAAATCAAACGGTAATTTTGAAAAATCAAAAATCCGAAAGATTGATGTTTTTAATCCTATCAAAGAAGTGATTCAAAAGCAAATGACTGATGATACTTGGCAAGGTCAAATCGCTTACTTATTTCTTGATGACGAATACGTTTATCCCCTTGCAACGATTGATTGCGTGCGTGAGGATGCCGACACTGAAAATCAAATACAACTGTTTAAAAATGGTGAGTTGAGACGTGGGTTTTTTGCTAAGTATATATTCTATCACGGATATTTAGAAAATGAAGCCGACCAGCGAGAATTTAATTCTAAAATAGAAAGTTTCTTTGGAGGTGGTCACGAAAAAGCGGTTATAACTATGCCAGCAGAATTTAACGAGGATGGAACTTTCAAGGCGCAATCAAATTTGAATATCGCAAAGATTGAACAGAACATAAACGATAAAGTTTTCGAAGGGTACGAAAATACGGTGGCGAACAATATTCGCAAATCGCATTTAGCAATTCCAAAACTATTGCTTGATACAAATGATAGTGCAATGTTCGGACAAAGTGGTGAGGCGTTTGTGCAGGCGTTCAATTTTTACAATACACAAACAAAAGACTGGCGTGTAAAAATATCTCAATTCTTTTCAAAATTAATGAAGTTGCATGAAAATGCAGAATTGGCAACGGCTGATTACACAATTAAACAATTAGACTATGGCACTGTGGAACTTTGATGAACAACAAATGATTCGGGCTATTGACTCGAACAACTTTCAAAAATTCGAACAACTACAAAATGAAGTTGAAACAAATGATTTGCAGCTTTATTTAGGCTTTGAATTTTATCAGGAATTGATGCGCAATACAGGCAATTACAACGTACTTTTAAACGGTGGTACCTACACATCAAATGGCGTGCAATACTCATTTGCGGGGCTCAAGAAAGTATGTGCTTACTTGCTTTATGCAAGGTACGTTCGACAATCTTATTTGCAAGACACTTTCAGCGGATTTGTGGCACATACTGGTAACGATTTTCAGCGTGTTTCGTCCGCCGAACTTCAAAATCAAGAAGCACGGTACAAAGAGATTGCAGGAACGTATTGGGATGAATGCCTTCGATACTTGCAA